TTTGAACGTGGCCAAGCTGCGCCCTGTGTAGCTTGCGATTTCTTCCATCGACAGGTCGCACATGTAGTTCTCGTTCAGGTAATCAAGAATGTCTATTTTCCAAGGTTCGACGAAATCGAACAGCGAAGCGTAAAGGTTCCTGTCCGTGTTGAGCAGGACATAGACACCTTCGATCATCTTCAATTTCAGAATATCTTCCGAAGGCTTCTCCCCGGCATCGAAATAAGGAACGACCGACTCGAACAGAGAGCGGATATCCAGTCGATTGTTCGGCAACACACGCAGACTTACCTTTTCACGCTTTGAATCAGCAGGAATATCTTGGCGGTTAAGTGTTTGATAAAACTCCCGAAGAAAAGTCCTTGAAAATTTCAACGTGATAGAGCGATAGGGTTCCCCATCCTTTACGTGTTTCTGTAACCACATCCTGTTGTCACGTCGCATGAAAGCGCAATCCCCCGGATGCAAAACCGTTTTCTTTCCACGTTCCTCGATTTCCAATTCTCCGGAACACAGATAAATAAGCGTATGTTCCCGATTTTCGTGGGCACATCCCCGGTCATCAGTAAAATAACTCGCTATAAGCACATTCGAGCAATCGAATATATCAAGTTTTTCCATATTCTTGGCTTTTTATTTTTGCAAAAATAGCGCATTATTTTCAGATATTGTTTGTTGTAAAGCTCATTTTGGTCAAAAACGCTTTGTTTTCTGAGCAATACCTCTATTTATATATTTATCGGATTGACCTTCAGTGTCTCCAAATTCAGGAACAGCCCGTGATGATCGATCATTCCGTTTCGGAACATCTTCCAAAGGATGTTGCAGCCGAATTGTGCCAGCGTGGAGTTGATGAGCAGCTCCTGCTTGCTCAACGCTTCCGCCAATGAAAAATTATCTTTGTTGTAGAATCACGTCATCCACGGATTTTTCCACGGGTCGTAATCCGTTTGGAACGTAGCAAGCTGCCAATCCGTCACGGGCTTATTGTCCTCTGCCACTTTTCGGGGAATCTGCGGATTCAACCGCAACCTCGCTGCATCCGCAAGCCACTTCATTGAATCCTCATAATCCCGCATCCGAACCATGCTCACGTTATTCGGGGCGATGAGCTTCGTCAGCTCGTACAACGCCAAGCGCACCATGTGTTTCTTGAGATTGTAATTACGTGGGTCATGCGGAGTAAGATTTACACCTCGCTGCGGCCGGTCGGCGTTGACATCCGTACCGGGATAGAACACCCGTCCCTCGTAGACCACGTACTCATGCTCCGAAAATTCGTATTCGTTATACGCCGGATCGTAATCCGCGATGGCTCCCCAGCAGTCGGATTCCATCGGCGTGGCGTTGTTGTCGAACCCCTCCATGCTTATCAGCGTATAAAACGCCCCTGAGAACTCCACCACGTTCCACAGCAGGTAGTTTATCGGCTGCCATACCGTATATTCCGCCTCCAACCAGCCCTCGACCATCGGAATGCGGATCTCGCCGAACTTATATCCGTTCTCGGCCGTACAGATGTACACCACACCATTGTACTGCACGAGATCATTCGGGTAGTAGGTCTTGAGTTGCGAATAACGCTCGACGGTCGCCGTGTCCAAATTGACGTCCACATGTTCCTGCCAGTAGGTCTTCACCGACGGCATCTTGTAGCCGCTGATGGAGCGGATGACCTCGCAAATCGTCCCTTCATGGTAGATGTGCGCTCCCACGGGAAAGGTAATCCGACGGTCGTATTCCGCGATATATTTGCCCCTGCCGAGTTCCCGCTCGATTTCGTAGTTCTCCGACAGATGCTCCACAATGCTCATCTCGGCCGACTCCTCCGCTTGGATAAACCGGTCGCTGTTTCCTCTGGTCATCTGCGAAAGGGCCTCTTGCGTGATGATGCCCAAATAATCCGTATCGTTCAAAAATCTCCTGTACATGGTTTTTAGTAGTTGAATCCTTCGTGAAGCAATGCCGTCGATACCACCTGGTAGTTCCCCACATTGCCGTTTTTGTATTTGTGCCAGCTATCCCGCAGGTAGTAACAAAGCAGGTAGTCCAGGCAGTCAGACAGATGGCCGTACTTCTCGTATTTCACACCGGTTTTCGGGTCGGTCACTTTCTGTTTGGATTTGGTGCCGTCCTCGTTTTTCGTCTGGTAGATCAAATCCTCTGTCAGTTTGCGGCAGCGCAGGTCGATGCGCAGCTCCCAGCCGTTGTAACCGTCGAACACTTCATTGACGAACTCGCACCGCGTAATCTGGGGCGGCTGTTTTCGGAGCAGTTTCACACGGGGACGCAGTACGCCTTGCCCCAATGTCTCCGTGATGACCGTAAAGTTATTGATGCCGTCCTCGGAAGCCGTGGAGCGTTGCAGTCCTGCCGGGTCACCCGTTACGTCCACGCCGCCGATCTGTTTGTCCGAAAGCAGTTTCTTCTTCATCCGGCGGGCCAATGCCGGCGTGTTGTTTTCTTTGGCGGCAGCCGTACCCAATACCTCTTCCAAAATGTAGATTTTCCGCTTGTCGTAGTCGATCTGGGCAAGCAGCACGCTCATGTGCGGAGCCACGTTGAAGTCCCACACGGTAATCAACGGCCGCGTCGGGTCATACACCCGCTCTTTCAGACCGGTAACCAAATGCACAGCCCCGTCGAAACGGGTGTAGATGGCCATATCGTTGGCCTCCACAAAATCCCAGTTGCCGTAAAGCAACCGTTCTTTCGTCGCCTGATCGCTGATTTTGTTTAAGGCGGCTTCATAGGTCTGACGGAAAGCGATATCGGGATTGTCAAACACCGAGAACGGCACGTAGGCTTCGCCCTCACGAGGTATCACCCGGTCGCCATTGTCATCCTGCACGAACCGGCTCCGTATCCAGTTGGCCGTAGGATTCGTCGTGAGCAGCATTTTTGACACTTTGAACGTTTCGTGGGTTTTCCAACGCAGACGCGAGAACAGCACCTCGATAGCCTTTTGGCTCACCTCCGAAACCTCGTCGCAGGCGGCAATCGTCGCCTCCATCGAACCGAACCGCTCGAAGTTGGGATCGGACGGCTGGTCAGCCAAATCGAGCATGATAATGACCGAATCGTTCCAGAACCGCAGTGTACCGGCCACGTTGTTGATGTGGTAGTGTTCGTCTTCCACCAATCCCCATTGTTTGATGACCATGCGGATGGTGTTCCACGTCGATTCTTTCAGGCTTTTCAGCGTTTTGCGGGCCACTACGGCACGAATATCCGGGAAGCGGATGCAACTGCTCACAAGCCACACGCTGGAAACGAATGACTTGCCGCCGCCCGCCGCTCCGCCGCCTAAAATCAACTGAGGGATGTTCTGGTTGTTGCAACGCTTGCAGTAAGGCTTGTAGCGGGGATTGTGGTTGGCGTCATACCCGATAAGCATCTGTTCCACCTCGCCGCCGCACAACGGGCATTCGGGCTGGAGCAGTTTCCAGAGCTCGTATTGCTTCGGCGACGGGCAGAAGTCGATTTTCAGGCTTTCGGGAGCCTTCAGTTTCTTTAGCGCCATGCTTCCACAATTTCGATTTCAATGTCGGAAGCCTTGGCAAGCAGGGCGTTCAGGGCATCCGATGTCTTGCGCGATTCGGTGACCTTGCCCTTGACGGTGTTCTTACCCACGATGATACACCCGGCGGAATCCTCCTCCGTATTACCGCTGTGGATCAGAATCCCCAGAAAATGCGGCACGTCATGCAGGTACGGCAGCACCCGCTTGAACCGCGCACTGTATTCCATCGTCACCTTGTATGTTCCTGCCGGTATCGCCGTGCGGGCATACACTTTCTCCTTGCAGCGACACGAGCGTCCCGACGGAGTATCGGGGCACCGGGCAGGCAGTTCACGGATTTTGTCTTCGATGGTGTGGCAAAAGAAACGCCCGTAGATCGACAGGTCGCCGATGGTATAGGTTTCCGCCTTGTATTTGCGTCTGAGAAGCAGTTTCATTCTTTGATGCAGTTAGAGTTACACCAAAGAATAGCGGTATGGCAACGAGAAACGGTTATAATAAAAATGTCCCGATATCAATTATATCGAGACATTACAATGTAACACTATCGGCTCTCAATTTATTTAAGTATTTGTATATACTCCGAGTATCGAATCTCCGCATACGGATTGTCGCTCGCAATGGTCTGATGCACGGCCTTTACCCGCCGCCAGAACCACCAACCTTTATATTCCACCCACACCGCCTGATGCAGCGTCACCGGTACCCGTATCTCACCCCGTAGCCTATTATCCTCGATGATTCCCGCAAGCCGGATGTGCGGCGTAATCATCTCCACCCGCTGTCGCAAAACCGGAACTGTATCCCGGACGATAACCGTATCTCGTATTACCGCATCTATCGGTCCGGCCACTTCGACCTCATGCCGTGCAGCAGCTTCGAGGTATTTGATTTTTACTCCGAGCTGCTTGATCTTTTCGGCATCCTCGGCACGCAGCCGCTTGTATTCGTCCACCCGCAACCGCAGTGCATTCACATCCACGGCCATCGTTACCGAATCGACCCTAATGCGTTTCATATCCGACAGCAACGCTTCGGTATTTCCCCGGTAGCGATTACGTTCTTCCTTGAGATAGCCGTTGCGATGCCACAGGAACGCAACAGTCAGACCGAGCAATAGCACGGCAAGACTCAAATACAGGGTACTCTTACGCATGGCAGACTGATTCTGCGGGTATGAACCACTCGTATTCCTCCTGGTACGGGTCTTTGAGAAATACCATATATCCCTTGCAGCCGCGACGTTCGGGACCTGTGAGGTCTTCCGACACGACACCTGTTTTCCCGACCAGTTCTTCCAGCATCATCTCCGTGAGCTGGGACGATGCCACTATCTTCACTTTTGAATTTCTTTCGATCATAACATTTTTTATTTGATGAATAGTAATTTGAATTCTTCTTCGCGCCGCCGCCGGATGGAAGGCACGGTTTTCCCCCTGTAATGGCAGAATGCCGCATACTCGGAATAGATGTCCCGATTTCCGGCTTCGAGGTTGCACACCAATCGGCTTTTCGGTCGTGCCCCGTATCCTAAAAGCCGGTATTCTCCCACATTGTAGGCCAACACGCCGAGTAATAGCGAATCTGCCCCAAAGCGGCGGAATACAGCGCATTTCTTCTTCAGGTCTGCGCGTAACAGCGAATCGGCGAGTTCTTCGGTCATTGCCGGGAATGATTCGCCCGGCAGGAGTTTGTGCCCGTAACCGACATACGGGAGATGGCGGTGGTCGTGCATGCCTTCGTAGCGTTTGA